CACAAGAAGATTATGATACTGCTAAGAATCAAGTAGATATACATGCTAATGTATTAGAAAAAAAGTATTCAATCGAAACAGGGATGACATATAGACAAATGGCTGATCCAGATAATAATGATGAAATAAGGCCTGTCTTATGTGAGCAACCTCTTATAAAATTTTCAAATGTTGTGTGCAAATTTAGGCCTCACTTACATATGGGCGACTATTATTTGGACATACAGATAACATCTACAGATACTAAATATGAATTTAGATACAAAATAGATTATGATGAAGATAATATACAATGGGCAAGTGCTAAACATCCTCATATGAGTAATGGACGACCTTGTCTTGGAACCTTTGGAGCACAGCTTAATACTGCTATTAAAAGTTGTAATTTTTTAGGATTTTTCAATAATATGGCTAAATGGCTACAAAATTACACTGGAAGAGATACATATGTAGCTGGTTCTAGATTTAAAAAGAGACAAATAACATACGCTTTAAACAATTACAAACATGTTATAAATGCATTTGGTGATGGCAACACAGATGATTATGAATCAAACCGAAATCTAGACATTAAAGGAATATTAGAAGATGGCTCAAGGTGGGGTTATCCTCAAGATATTCCAGCAATGGGTAAAATTGACATACAAGGACAAGAATTGTCTTTATTTAGAACATTATTAAATATTCATGATCAAAGTGCTGGCCATAATGTAGTATTTAACAATACTGATATTCCTGTATTTACATATATGGGGACTAACAATGTATGGATAGATAGTGCTTGTCATCATTATGTTACATATAGAGACTATGATAATGATCCTGGATGGAATATAAATAAAATAATGGGATATGTTTATTTAGTTAACAAGTTTGGCGATTATTCTTTATTTCAATCTATTGAATTTGTAAGAATATTTCTATTAACATTATATTCTCAATATACAGGTAGCTTAACACCAAAAATGATAGATCAGCTTAAACAAATGTCTGACAATCTTAACCAAGTAAGCAGTTATAATAATGGTTACCAGGTTAATCGAAGATATAGTGTTCAATTAAGTGAAGAAATACAAAAAATAGCACTTGATATTAAAAAAGTTATAAAATCTACAGCTGGTAGTAGTTCAAGTGAAGCATCATTTATAGCATCTTTAGTATTTGCAGGTGAAAAAATAGGTAATTTTATTACTTTAGTATCTAAAAGGATACCACATAAAGCAAAAGCTAACACATATCTTACAAGTACAGATATTGTTGCTAAAGATAAAGTAGAAGAATGTGTAGTTAATTACGATAAATTCGAGACTTTTGTTTATAGAAAAGCTCTTGAGAAACTTAAAAAGGATGAAAGGAGGTTCATGCGTGAGCTCAACAAATCAAATAAAGTTAACCATTTCACAGAGGATAATGGACAAGGTTCGTTATTTTCTTAAAAAATATCCAAACAGAGAATGGTCAGGCCCAGCTTGGTATTCTCAGAAGTTTGATGAAACTGGTTTTCCAACTGGAGTTAAATTAGAATATTTCCATGTACTACATCTTGGTTCGGCATCAGAAACAGATTGGGATGGAGCTGACTTAGCTAAAAGATATACAAAGTTAAGAAAGTTATATCCAAAAATAGGTACTAAATGGGTTCAAGGAAATGTTCATTCTCATCATGGTATGGGAGCATTCTTTAGTGGAACAGATAAAGAACAGTTAGATGAAGGTGTAAATGATGAAGGATTTTATTATTCATTAGTAGTATCAACTAAGCCAGGTAAAGAAATAGCATTTGGTTTTAGTTATGTAGATCAGTATAGAAACATACATAGAGAATATATAGATAAGTTTGATGTATCTGAGTATGTTAAAAAATGTCCTGATTGGGAAGATGAAGTCCAATTCATTGAAAAAGAATCTAAAAAAACATCTATTGTATCAATAGGAAATGGAAAAACCAGAGCAAGATACACTGGTCAAGGTTCATTATTTTATGATACACATAATATGGGAACTCATTTAGGCTCTTTACATGGTGAAGTAGCAGATGATGACTCTTATGATGAATATATGGATTTCTGTAGCTATAATGGTTGGAGCAGAATGAATATTCTCAATGAAGATACTTTTGAAAAAGTTAAAGAAATAGAAGAAAAGTATCATGAAACCAATATGTCTGAAAAGAAACTTACTAAATTATTAAAAAAGGTAGGTTCTACACCAGAAAGGATGGCAATAAGTTATGAATACTCGGTATTTGCGCAATCAAGATCTAATTGAACAAAGTAAATTAGATAGAATAACTATAATAGGGGCTGGAGGTATTGGTTCAGCCCTTATTAAAAACGCTGCAATAATGGGATTTAAATATATAGAAGTTTGGGACGATGACATGTTAGAAGAACATAATTTATCTTCAACATCATGGACAGAAGACTTTTTAAATAAACCTAAAGTAACTGCAGCTTATCACACAGTTAAGAAATTAAACAAAAAGTGTGATTTAAGGGCTAAAAATCTTAGATGGGAAAAAGGATACCCAGTAGGAAGTAAAGTTTTCTTAACACCAGATAGTATGGAGTGTAGAAAACTAGTATATGAAGAGTGGCTAAAAAACCCTGCAAGAGAATGGCTTATAGATATGAGAATGGGAGCATTGACCTATGAAATAATAACCGTTACAAGAGAGAACGATTATTTTATGGACTCATATGTTCCCAGCTCAGAAATAACCGACGATCCGTGCACTGCTAAACATACTATATTTTGTGGTAGCTTAGCAGCATCATTAGGTTTATCTCAAGCATTTAATGTCTTGCAAGATAGGCCTTATTATGCGTACATTTGGGGGTCGTTAGGTCCTGTTTCATTAAGAAGACAACACTTTGTTCTTCCTAAAATTGAAACACAAAAAGTCGCATAAAATTAGGCACGATGGTAGCTAAGTACTGTTAAATAAATAGCTAACGCGGTCAAGGATATACAAGAATAAAGGGTGCGCGTAAATAAACCTTTACAAGAGATATTTGAGCCTAATAATTATAATAGGGATTAGTTCGCGCTAGTCCCTATTTAATCTATTGATCATATGGAAAGGAGTAACCATTGTTAGAAATCAATACAATAACAAACCAATGGACTGATGACTTACCCTCTGGAATAACATGGTATTTTATCGGTCAACCAAAAAGTGGCAAAACCACACAAGCATCCACATGGAGTCAAAAAGGTTCTGAAGCAGTACTAGTAATTGATACTGATTTAGGAGCAGACTTTGTAGACGGTGCAAATGTAATAACTTGTGCATCTTTGAACGCTCCAACAAGAGTGAAAGAAAAAGACGGTATAAAAATTCTTAAAAATGGAAAAGAAGTGCTAGAAATAGTTCCACCAATAGAACGTGGATTTTATTTTAGAAGCGGTCCAAATAAAGGAAAATCTATGCCTGCTTATTCTTTAGCAGAGATATTACAAGATTTACAAAAAAACTGGGATAAATATCCCTACGATACCATAGTAATCGATACTATAGATCAGGTTAATGCATGGATTGAAGATGTTGTTAAAGCTGACCAAGGTATAGAAAATATGGGTGAAGGAAGCTGGGGCGCAGACTGGGCTGCAGCTAAAAAGAAAAATGCTGATATTGTTAAAAGATTACAAGATTTCTTAAAAAAAGTTGGAGGAAATCTAGTTATATGTAGTCATGCAAAACAAACAGCAATGACTGACGATAAAGTTCAGTTAGCACCAAATCTACCTTCAGGTTTGGGCAGAGTGTTATGTGCCAAAGCAGATGTAATAGGATACACAACCATTGATAAAGAGAATGGCGATTATTTTATATCATTTGAGGGATATGACGAAAGAATGGTAGGGTCAAGGCTAAAACCATTAGCACAAAAGAGACTACCATTTAATTACACTAGTGTTATAAACGAAATAAAATCCTATAAAGAGGAGAAGGGAGCTAAGTAAATGGCTTTAATGAGATCTCAAGTTAAAAGCGGTGGTGGAGATTGGACTGGTATTAAAACTGGAACAATAACAGCCGTTAGAGATGATTCAAGTAAGTTTCAATGGGCAGATGTATATCTTGCAATTGATTTTAAAGTTGAAGGTTCAGATTATCCAAGAACTATGAAAATATGTGGTTCATGGGAAAAGAATCCAGACGGAACAATTCAAGACTGTACTTTGCTTAAAAGAATAACATTTTTCTTTGATGCAATTGGAGAAATGGGCGGAGTTAATCAACATGGTGAATGGGTTAACCACAAAGAAGAAAAAATAGATGATATTTGTAGTTATATTATGAATAACTATAAAGACATCGCTTTAACTATCTTTATTTATAAAGAACAAGGTAAAGATGGCAAAGCATACACCAGAGTTCATAATAAAGTTCTTGCAGCTAAAAATGGAAGCGAACAAGAGCTTGAAAGTTACATTGCATTCTTAAGAAAGAAAGGTTATCTTAAGGAAGCTAAAGAAGGAGATGGAACTGCAAACAATGTAGGTGCAGACACTTCTTTTAATGTGGATGAACTAGATGTCGCAAACCTATAATTATATAGAAGTTGCTATTGAGAGCCCTCAGAGACGGGGGCTTCTCATTCCTAAAAATGAACTGACAAAACACTTAAATAAAGAAACACCACTATATAGATCTATGTATCTTTATAGTCTGGATGCAGTGGATTTTGCAGATTCAAATGGGAACAGCTTACGTGGATATTATGGTGTAAGAGATATAGACAATATTCTTATTGATATTGATAAAGAACAAAATACTGATAAACATACATTAAATAAATGTCAAAGTATTTTATATCAATTAAATCAAGATTTAGAATTAAATCATAATAATTTTAGAGTTTATTTCTCTGGAAGTGGCTATCACATAGTCATTCCTAATAGTGTTTTTAATTTTCCAGCATCAGAAAAACTACCTTTTCAAGTTAAAGAAACAATGACAAAAATGTTCCCTAATATAGACGCAATGGTTTATATGAGAACAGGATTGTATAGAGTAGCTCATTCTTTAAACAAAAAGACTGGACTACATAAGATCCCTTTAACTTTTAATGAAGCAATGACCGAAAGTCCAGAAAGTATTCAAGAGCTAGCAAAAACTGCTAGATATGACTTTCCTTATGAAGAGTTAGTAGGTAATGGAGAATTAGAAGAGCATATTATTAAAGAAGTTAATATGTCAAGACCAATGGGTAAAGTATCCGAACCCAATAAAGTTGCAACATGTGTTCAAACAATGTTCAATATTGGGCCACAAGAAGGTTCTAGACATAAAACTTTATTAAGAATAGTATCTCACTTCAGAAGACACGGTGTCCCATCAAGTGCTGCAAAAGCTGCATTAAAAGAATGGAATAATGGGAGTTTAAATGAAACAGAAATTTGTGATCAGGTCGAGTACTCTTATAATAAAGGATACAAATATGGCTGCAATGATGAACTAATGCTTCAATATTGCAATCCTAAATGTATTTATTATAAAAGAAAAGATTACTTAGTAGATGTTTTATCTTCATCAGAATTACAAAAAGAGTTAAATGAAAGACTTACAGAGGATTTTACTGGCAGGTCTTATAACCTAGGTAAAGCTTTTGGTATAGATAGGGAATGTATATTCTATCCAGGAGACTTAGTTACTATATTTGGTCCAACAGGTTCAAGCAAAACTACGTTGGCACACAATATAGCATTAGGTTATGATCATTTAAATGATGTAATCAACACAGAACTCCAAATTCCTACTCTTTATCTTTCTTTAGAGTTAGCTGGTTGGTATATGCATAGAAGGTCTTTACAAATAGCAGGGAAGTTCAACAAAGATGTAGTGAGTAAAGACTATAATAAAATATATTCATCAGTATCAGACTTAGTTGAGCACATAAATGTTCAAACAGTAGCCCCTACACTAGAGCAGATACAAACTAAAATAACAGAGTTACAACCAGCCATGGTTATAGTCGATTACATAGACCTAGTAGACACTCCACCTCATATCAGAGGAGAGTATGAACAGGTAAAATATATTTCACACGGACTATCAAATATGGCAGTAAATAACGATATAATTATTTTACAAATATCTCAAGTTAGTAGAGAATACAGTAGAAATGAAGTTCTTGATTTATATGCGGGTAAAGGTTCTGGTGCAATAGAAAATGCATCAAGAAAAGTTATTGGTATAAATGGTCAAGCAAACTCTAAAGAAAAAGAAGTTAAACTGTTTAAAAATACAGATGGAGAACTATTTGATATTAAATTAGAATGGACTCCATCATTTAGGTTAAGGAGGACAGATGGCTAAACTAACATCGAGAGAACTAGTTTCTACATTAATAGAACTAGAGCTAGATAGAAAGTTTCTAGAACAAACTCAAGGTGATGACCCTGGATTTGTCGAAGAAATAAAACCTATTGATGAAGCAATCATTAAAATAAAAAAAGAAATGACCAATAAAGTATCAGGGCTTGATCATATGATCCTAGAAATGAGTAAAAGAAAAGACCTTATAGATGCAGAAATTGGCAGTTTAATGAAAGAAGTTACTAGGTTAAGAAGAAGAAAAGATGCTATTAAAAGAACAGAAGATTATTTTAATAAAAATCTGTTGCCTATGATTATTGAAACAGCAGGTAATGATGGCATCTTAGAAACAAAAACAACACGATATAAACTATATCAAACTTGGGGACCAATTGAAATCATTGATGAAGATGAAGTCCCTGATAATTATAAAAGATATAAAGTAGAAATTGACAAAAAAGGCGCTAGAAAAGAAATAATAGAAGCAGCCGAAAATGGTCAAGGAATACGTGGATTTAAAATAGAAAAAGTTAAAAGAATAAGGAGGTCTTAATGAGTTTTATAAAATTAAAACTATCTGATACTGGGTTTTTATTTACTATACTAGGCATTGGCTTTGGTATAGCAACTAATTCTAGTAAAAAAGATACTTCTATTACCTTTACTTTTAAATTCTTTAAATTTCATACGTTTATATCTTTTGCTATAATATAGGAGGACTTAAAATGCCTTCAAAACAAATAAAACGAAGAGGAAAAGTATTAGTTTGGGAAGAAAGGTTTGAAAAAATTCTTAAACTACATCATGGACATTTTTCTAAAAAAATATTCCATCGATTGATGAAAAAGTCATCTACTCTTAAATCTTCACTCAAGAAAAGGAGTAAAGAATATGAAGTTAAATTTGAAATTACTTTGGAAGAAATTAGAAACATATTTCTTAAAAGTTATGGAAAGCAATGTAGGTATTGCTCTGATATATTGCTGGTATATAACATTGTTTGTGATCACATGTATCCTCTCAGTTTGGGCGGTGATTCAACTCGTAGGAATCTTGCGATAATATGCAGAAGATGTAATACCCGTAAAGGACATTTAACAGATAAAGAATATAAATCTTTATTGATATTCTTAGAAACTAAAAGTGATAACATGAAAAGTTATGTCTTGAGAAAACTAGCGAAAGGAGATAATTTCGGTGAGAGTTAATATGGTTAATATAGTAAAAGGATTTATCACTGCTAAACCAGAACTGTCTAACTGTGATGTTTCCTTGATATATGCTATTTGGCATTATCAATTAAAAAACAACAAACCATCTGTGAACTTAGATAAAATAAGTGCTAAAGAATTGTTTAAACATTGGTTAAATGGAGATGTTTCTTCAGTATTTAACATATCAAGATCCCGAAGGAAGTGTCAACAACACTACCCAGAAACAAGAGGGGAGGATTATGTCAAAAGACAAGAACACCAATCGATTATACAATCAGATGTCAAAAGAGAAACTAATAGTGCAATTGGAAAATCTACAAACTGAACTCAAAACAATGAGCTCTAGAGTTGTAAGATTACATCAAGCATATAGTATCCTAAAGAATTTTTGGGATAGCGCTATTGAAGTGGAAGATTACATTCCTGAAGAAGTTCAAAAGGATGTACAAAGTAAACTTAATCGTTTGCTTTTAGATTAAACCGAGGAGATACTTGGGCCAATAACTGTTAGTCGATTTATCGGCTTGATGTGAGGCCCTTGTATCGAAAATATAATAAAAAAGGAGTCAATATGGGATATGTTAAGCTTGGAAAAACAAACCTATACGCTAACAAAGACGCTACTGAAGCGAACAAACAACCTCATTTTAGAGGGGATATTGAAATAACAGAGGACATACCAAAAGGAGCAAAGATAGGACTTGCGGGATGGCTTAACGAGAAGGGGAACAACAGGAGTTTATTTTTTGCAGTAAGCGCAAAAGAAGAGGACCTGGAACCTAAGCTTGATTTAGGCATTACCGAATGCAACTGGAAAGATATGCCTGAAGTTGTTAAATTAGTTAGAAATGGAATGGATCCAGGAGAAGCATTAGCAAAATAAAAACAAGACTCTGAATTGCCGTTTTAAACCAAAGAAAGGGGGGTATATGGCAGCCAAAGGACAATCATCAGTTCATTTACTTGAGAAATATAGAGGAATGAGCTTTGCAAAAAGAATGAAAAAAGCAGCAATGGACGTATCTAATAATGGAGAATGTTGGTGGGTACATAACTATGTATACGCAACACTAAATTACAGACCAAACCATTCTGATTCAGGTTGGTGTGGAAACAACCAAGATAAAAAAGGCAAAAAAAGGCGGAGGTAATATGACAACTCAAGAACATAAAGAGCTAATGAATAAAATATGGGAAGGAATTGTCTCAACTAGAGATTCAGGCCAAAAAGAGTATGCTCACGACGAGGATAATTGTTTTCAAAACTTTGAAAAAATAGCAAAACAATTAAACCTTGACAGAAAGCAAGTTTTATGGGTATATTTAATGAAACATATAGACGGTATTTTGGCGTTTATAAATGGTCACCAATCTCAACGTGAAGACGTGAGAGGCCGATTAACAGATGTAATAGTTTACGTAACCTTGTTATGGGGAATGATTGAAGAAGATACTGAAGAAACTGAAAGAGAACGCCTGATACATAGAAGCGAATGGACCCCTAATGAAGATCGTAATTTAAAAACATCTAGAGGGGCAACTGACGATGCAAAGGCAGATAAATGATGCGACTGATTACATATCAATCAACGTAACACACTATAAAGACATATCTGATATAGCTTGGAAATTCCTTTTAGGAGACAAAATAATAGATTGTCTTAAAAAAATGGAAGAAAAGCCTGAAAAGGGTTCTGATTTAGAGATTGTATCAAAAGATGATAGTAATTATCATTTAAAAATAGGTAATGTTACAATTGATATAAAGGCAAGCAAGCCTAATAGTGGGATTGAAATACCACCTAATCAGCCGAACTCATTGTAGACCTGAACTATTAGACGAAAAGGGGAGCTATTCCCCTTTTTCGTTTAATGTAAGTCTTTGAGAAAATCCTTTAGAAATTCTGTTACCTTCTTCAAGAGAGTCAACAGCGATAAAGTCTTTATTTTTAATAGCTAGCTCCATAGCCCGTTTTAAACTGTATTCTTTTAAATTATCTCCATCTAATCTTATAGTAGGAAATACCATCCAACCATATTCTGGATGTTGCTCAACTGCTGTTCTAACACTTTCATTTTTAGAAGTTCTTAAAGGATTATCGATAGCACGTTGCATCCATGAATATTCTTTAGCTAATTTTTTAGTTTCTCTTTTACCTAAAGGATCAACAGCGCCAATTCTCCTACTTTTAAATTCTTCAGATAGTTTTAAATATGGGATACCAGTAGTTTTTTCAATTGTCATTGCTGGATTCTCTAACACACCTTTAGCATCACGTGCCATTCTACCAAATGGAAACATAGTCCATATATGATAGTTTGCTAATCTAGAGTAATCATCATTAACAAAAGCATTAAATGTGGCAGGGACCAACCGCAACCCTGGCGGAGTAACCATTTGGAGCGGAGCTATAGCGGTTGGCCACTGACCAAAAAAGGCCCTATCTCGTTCTTTTTCGTCACCAAAGACCCAGTCCGCTGTATCTTGGAACCAGTTCCATGGAGCAGGCATTGCACTTTCAAATAATGAATATGCGAACACATTCCCAAGTCCGAAAACGAACATGTCGGTTAGATATTGCCTTTTAAATCGTTCAAATTCTTGTGTACCTCTTCTAAATCCATATAATTTTGCTTGTTTATAAGTATCATTTCTAAATCTTACACTATTCCAAGCCCATGTTTGAAAACGTGTCATTACCTTACCTAAAGCAGAAGTAGCAAAAGCAGGACGATAAGGTGCTGAATATAAGAATTGTGTTGCTTTTACACCTTTTTTAGCCATTTCAATCAACATAGGGTGGTCTAACGGCATATTAGCATGTCCGAACTTTTCTCTAGCTTGTAAATAATGTGCAGCAAAAGCATCTCTTCTTAACATTCTTTCTGGCTCTCTCATAAACCAAGCTGCTTTTTGAAATGCTGCTTCAGTAATTTTATGTTTTTTAGCTAAACTAATAAGCCCTTCATCTTTCATAGTAGGGTCTTTATCTAACATTTTTTTAGCATCATTTAAAA